TTACTTGTATTAACAATTTAATCATGGTTATTTACCTGTGCTGCCAATACCACCGGCACCGCGCACCGTTTCGGTTAATTCATCAACTTCTAACAACTTTAATGCGCCAACCGGTACAAGAATACCTTGTAATAATCTATCGCCTTTTTGAATTAAATACGCATCATCACTGGTGTTCTTGAATATACCTTTGATTTCCCCTCGGTAATCTGCATCAATCACGCCAAATGAGTTTGGAATAACTAACGGCGTTTTACTCATGCTCGATCGTGGCGCAAGCATTAACATATACCCCTTTGGAATTTCCATTGCTAAACCCAGCGTTACATATTGCGTTTGATGTGGTTCAATAGCTACGCTTTCCGGCTGGTAAAAATCCATTCCCGCAGCATCTTCGCTACCAATTTTAGGCATCAATACACCCGGCATGCATCGTTTCACTTTGATTGCATCTGCCTTATAGCGTTTAATTCCTAACATGCATTTAATTTTATTAAGCAGTTTCATCTGTGCCCTCATTTCAATAACGCTTCCAATACTTTATTTTTTCTATCCATTATCCGGATTTCTACACGTGGGTTTTCCTTATCTATACCCGCTATGCAACTATCGCCATACGAACATATCCACTTATCATCATCAATGACTTTGGCTTTTGTTAATATATCGCTAGTTGCTTGTAGTAATCCAATTAAATCCGGCCAACTTCTTTTATTTGGAAGATAGTATTTACATTCAACAACGATAATGCCAGATATATGCAATTTCTTTCCAGCAAGTTGCCATAAACAAGCATCTTCGTAATTCATATAGCTTTCGGAAGGAATATAACCCTGCTTGTTTCCAAATTTCACTATTTGCCCGTGGTTCTTTTTGGTAATTGGACGGCCTTTTAATGTAATATCAATCACACTCATAAGGAAACACCGTTAATCTTTCCGCTAAATCAACTTTATCGCAATCAATTTCTTCAATTCCAAATTCGCCACAATTACTGCTCCAGCTAGTCAAGCCGGCACTATAATAACGAACCTTACCGGGTCTATATCCGGCAAAATACCGTTTTAATTTCATTACCTTGGTTTTTACAACTATTCGCGTATCAATTGGAACCTTTTCCCAATCCACAATACCCAATAAGCCTGCAACGGAATATTCCTTTTTACCGGTTCCTAACCCCAGCACCTTACATGGAATACGCGGCGTATGTTCCCGCACTTTAAAATGTCCGCCATTTTCAATAAAAATTGGGTTTACGAAATACGCATATACGCCAAATATTTTTATATCGCGATACCCCTCATCGTACATTTCTTGTAATAGCCATTTTGCCCCTTGTTCATTCGTCATAATTTAATTCCCCTTTTGTTAATAAATGCTTGATTTGTTCTTTAACGTGATACAAATACAACTCCATTGTTCCGTTAAAATGTTGTAAATTTTCTTTTGAAATTACTTGTCTTAACCGTTTTTGTTTTTCACCGTTCGGAATATTATATTCAATCATGATGCAATAAGAATTTGCGGTTATATTTGGTTTTAAAATTCTATTCCCAATAACAACGGTTAAAGCACTTGCAAATTGCTCACGTGTATATGTTAGATCATTTGCTTTTAAAATTTTCTTCATTTGCCACACCCTTTATTTTGATATTCAAACACCATTTCCGTTTTAGTAGCGTTAATCATAATAATGCTATGATATGCTGGAGATTTATTGGTTTACCCACAACAATTTTGCAAAATATACGAAGCGCTCATAATGCGAGAATAATTCTTTACAATAACCGGCATCTCTTCAATAAATCTAGAAAATTGTTCGTTAGTTAGACTTTGCATGAATTTTATTTGTTTTTCTTCAAATTCATTTCTTGCCTTGCGTGCCTCATTTATTGTTTTGTATGAACCATAGCACCCTACGTTATCACTACCATTGCATTCTATTAATACTACCGTATACATTTATTGCTACCCATTTATCCCTTTCCATTCATCTAACGTAAATATCACTTTTTCATTTTTTACCATGCTAACCGCTCTATTTCTCTATATCTGATCAATTCTATTCAATAAACCAAACACCTCGTCACTTTTAGCACCTTTTATTAATGCCTGTTTCATTATTAACCCTTTACTATGCCCCATATGTTCGTTTCACCACTCATTGAATGTGCATCGTATTCAAGCAGCCACTTCAAACAATGCCGCCCGTGCTTAAATTTATCCGGCTTATTTCTAGGCCCCGAACTTGCATAAGTTACCGCTTCAACCCATTCACAATGCGCTTCGTATGTATACCACGGATACATAAGACAATAGGCTTTTATGTATTGTTGTTTACGCTTTCTTTGTGCTAATTCCATAATTCCCCTTTCACTTTATAACTCACCGATTAACCCACTTCATACAACCAATCCTCAAATAGTTAATAACTTCACTTTCATTTAATGCCTTTACATCTTTGCGCTTCTTTGCTCTTTTAATATATCTGGCATCTTCTCTTTTATTATTAGATATATTGACCACTATTAATCCCGCATCACCTAATAGTCTTTCTATTTCATCTTTATGGTCTTCATACAGGTCTTGTGGTACTGCATAATACAAATAGCCTACATGTAAATGATCATGGTATCTTTTCTTCTTAAAATCTGCTCTGAAATCTTGAATGCTTACCTTGATTTCTATTTCAGTAACAACTCTTGCTTTAAGATTGAAGTAGATTAAATCTGCTTCATATTCCCCTTTCCCATCGCCATGCATTGTTATATTAGGAATAGTTATATTCTTTAAGAATAAATGCTTTCCCAACGCATATTGAATATCCTGTTCAGTCATACATTCACTCTCCTATTATTTCCTCAACCTCAATCACGCAAGATGTCGGGAAAATGTAAATGTTGCGTTTTGTATTTTCATCAACAAACCGTATTACATCATCTCCATAAACTGCCGCCATTACATCGCCATAAAAGGCATCAATTTCATTTTTATGTAACGGTAAATTTTCATAACTCTTTGTTATGTATACATTTATAGAACCACTACTATAAACTTTAATTTTCAACATTTTTACCACCTCTTAAAACGGAACGTTTTCATCGCCGCCTTTATCATCTGCAAAATTGTCAAAATTACTTTCGGTTGCCGTATCATTCAATGCGGATACACCAACAAAACCGGCTATAACTTCCGTAACATATTTCTTTTGTCCGTTGCTATCTTCGTAAGAGCGGGTTTGAATGCGCCCCTCTACAAACAAACGATTTCCTTTGCGGTAATTTCCTACTGCTTCGCCTAGTTTTCCCCAAGCCACACAGTTGATGAAAGCAGTCTGTTCTTTCGTTTCATTTGTAGCACTATCAATGTATGTATTAGTTGCTGCTACTGTGAAAGTTGCCACCGCACGTCCAGATTGCGTATATCGTACTTCCGGATCACGTGCAAGATTACCTAATAACTGAACACTATTCATATATCTACCTCTCTATTTTCTAATCCTATAGAGTAAATCTAAACGATATACCGTTTTTGCTATTTTGCCCTTAGGATTTAACATTAAACCTTTAAAACTTCCATATATCGCATTTAAACGATTTTTGACATTTGAAATAGTTCGTCTAACGTATAATCACACTGCAATGCATCGTTTAACGCCGCTTGAATTGCCAACATTTCGGATAGTCTAAACTCAAATTCACCTCGCTCATGCTTTTTATAGGTTTCAACAGGTATTCCGGCAATTTCCGCTAATTCACGTTGACTCATTAACAATCGCTTTCTACATTCGATTAACTTTGGAAATACATTGTATTTACAGTTCATTTCAGCACTCCTAGAATTTTTGCTTTATATTCTTCCGCTATATCAGCCTTTTCAACCAACCCTTTTAAGTCAATCGGTTCAAACCTTTCAACTTCAACTAAATGCCCATTATCAAGCATTTTAATTTCTGTTTGAGGTGGCATATTGAGTTCTGCCCTTTTCCGTGCTTCCGATAACAAGCCATTACTTTTGATGCTTTCCGCAATTTCCATACGTTTTTCTTCACGCTTTACCAGTTGCTCATAAGCCTTACAGAATTGGCTCATTGCCGCGCTTTCGTTATAGCTTTGGCAATTTCTCGGATCAAAGAAACGCCATATTGTTTTAGCAGCAAGCCTTGTAATGCCTTCAAGTTCATTAAGACCTTTTTCATACCCAAAACTACTAGCAACCTTCCTGACTTCTTCCCATGCATCTTGCGCTATTAAGCGCTCGTTTTTACAATTCACGTATCCAGAAATTTCCGCCGCTTTCTTGCGAATGGTTGCAACGGACGGAAGAAACTCACATGTATTAATGCATTGCTTGATTGCTTCGGCCAATGTTACAGGATTAATATCCTCTAACATAAATGCGTACATTTTTGTTTTTGCTACATCAATATTCGGATATATCAATAATTGGCCCGTAGCCGTCAACGTTTTCGCGTTCGGTTCCCTCATCTGTTCCCCTTTCTACCGCATCAATCAATGCGTTAAGTTCTGCAACCTTTCGTTCTGTATCCGTCATTGCTGCCATTTCATTTGAATTGAGATATGTATCAAAATGGCTTGGCGCAAATAGAGTTTTAGGCGTTAAGTATTTCTCCAACTTTGTACCTTTCCACTCACGGCATTTTTTATCAATCACCGTTTTAAAATCATCAACGGTATAGCCTTCTTTTAAGCGTGATCGTATCGCTTGGATATATGGTTTTGTTGTTGGCTTAAATTTTGAACCGGTTTTCATATTCAAGTATTCGATAATTTCAAGATGAGAATTCGCCACATCGTCATGTGAAACATGACATATTATTTCTTTTCTATTCTCTTCTTCTCTTATCTTATCTATTCTTATCTGTGTATCCAGATTGTATCCATTTTGTATACATTTTGTATCCATGCAGTTATTATCTGCACTCATCGGCATTTTTACCGGTTCATATACCTTGTTTATTAACTCTACTTTTTGCGCTTCCGGCAATTCTGATTTTGAATACCTATCAGATTGAACATAGTTATGTATACGCCAATGACGGATAACGATAACACCAGTTTCAAAACCAATAACAAACCCTTTGGCAATAAGTAGTTTCAAATCATCTTCCTTACACCCCGTTATACGCATAATGCTTTTTGGCGATTGAATAAAGCCGTCATCATCCGCCCTTAATAACAGATGAAAGTATAAGCATTGTGTGCTTTGCGGCATATCTAAAAAATTATCGGTATCAATAATTTTCTTCGACATCATTCGCCGTTCTGCCATTGTATCTTTGAATTCCTTTCTTTTAAAATCTCTCTAATCTGTTTCGCATCTGATCCATGCGCTTTAATATGACAATCTCTACATAAACACGCAAGATTGCTAAGATTAGATAACCCCATTTGCGACCTAAACACTATATGATGCACTTCGGTTGCTTGTGCGCCGCATAACACACATAACCCCTCATCACGTTCATATGCCCATTTTCTGGTACGGGCGTATAGCGCGTTATCCTGTCTTTTCCTTTTGTTCATATTCGCCCCATTCCATTACAAGTGAGTTGATATAATCATCATTTTCAATCGGTATGTTTAACTGGTTACACTCATCAACAAGTGCATCAATCAAACGCCGCATTTCATCAACCGTGTAAACACTGCTTCCGTGATATGCACGAATGATTGAATAACCATCCGTTTTGGCCGGCCCCGCATCTTCTGCATGCCAGCCTAACCCATGACCTTGCCAAATTTCAATAAAACGCTCAATAGCATCGTTTTTAATTGGTAAATAGGTAAATGTACCACATTCAATCAAAATTCGCTTGTACACGTCATTTTTTGAAATATATGCGTGTTTTGAAAGTTCCCGCGCTATCTTATCGCACAATACCCATGCATAGGCGTTGGCATTCAGCGAACGGCGTTTTATTTTCTTTTTGATTTCGACTATATATTCAACTTCCGGATCTAATTTATTTAATGTTTCATCTTTAGGCGCTGGAATTAAAATGTTATAGCCAATAGATTTTATAACATTAATTCCTTTTGTTACCCATTTCATTAAATGCGATCTCCAGCATCTTCATGTTCAAGTTCTTGGTCTGCATTATCGTATAATGTAAAGCCTTTTTTCTCTTTATCTTGTCCGTAGTTTTTTATCCACTTTAACGCCGCCACCATTTCAAATTCATCTAGCATGCCAACACGTGGCTTTTTGAATTCGGCTGCTACATACTTTGTAATTTCTACCGGTGGTACATTTTTTTCTTTTTGTATTTTTAGAAATTCATTATAACCGGCAACGTGTTTTTCTTTTGGTTTTGTTGTTTGTGTTGGCGTTGATGCTTGTTTTTTGTTTTGTGAATTATCCATAAAGTCAGCATCTTTTGTATCATCAATACAGAACAGGCCATTTAACGCATATTTTCGCGCATAAGAAGAAGCAGAACCAGTAATTTGGCTTTCATCCATGCCTTTTTTATCAAAACTTTCACGGGCAAATGCAGTTGTTGTGATTTCATCTTTACCGTCTGTAATTTTTGCAATACTTTTGATGTAATAACGTTCGCCAATCATTACGATTTCATCACTTAACAACGGTACAACATCATGTTTCGCACATAACGGCTTAACCGCTTCAAGAATATCTTCACAATTTCTATAGTTATAACCACCGAATTTATTAAACTGGCTTTTAGGTGCCTTTAGTTCCGCTTGTATTTCGATTAATTTTTGTTGTAATGTTTTTGCTGCCATGCGATCACCTACTTAATATAGAAATTTTGATTTACTTTAATTTCTGCACCTTCTACCGTTTCTCCGGCTTTAATAGCTTTCTTAATAGCCGTTTTATCGGCCTTAATTTCAACCTTTGTGTAATCCGCTGGGATTACATCAAGATTTGTAATTTCAACGCTTTCAGATTTTCTGTAACCAGCTTTAAAAGTACCAACTTCTAATTTTTCAATGCCTTTTTGCTTCATTGAATATTCGATATTATTTTTTAGGGTTTCAATGGTGCTTTCTTTTGATTTTTTTACCTTATTCAATCTATCAATTTCGGCCTTAATACCTTGAATATCAGCTTCAACATTAACCATGTATTTAGCCGTGTTTTCTATTTTTTCTTCAATGCTGCAATCAAGCATTTCCAATGTATCTTGAATTGCTTGAATTTCTTCTTCCGTTTCTGCCGCTTCAAGCATTGCGGATAATTCTGCATAATCTTTATTTAATTCGTAAATACTAGCCATTTTAGATTTCCCTTTCTAACATTTCTAACACTTCTCTATAATCATTAATTGTTTTTTCATTTGCTACGTAAGTATCTGGAAATTCTTCAAACGCGAATTTTACATATCTATTATCTCTAATCGCGCACACATAATACTTAATTCCACTTCCAAAAGAACTTAGTGAAAAAGTGATGCACACGTAAATATTTTCATCGACCGCTTTAATTTTTTCTTTAATTACATCGAATTTATCCAAACACGCAAGCATTTCTACTTTATCCATATTTTCACCTTGCCACCCTAACGCACATATGATAATATGCGGTTAAGATGCTTTAATAACTCACTTTTCGCATCTGCCCTTTGGTAACTGCAATTACTAAAGGGCCTTTTTTATTTCGTCAATGTAGATGCCGCCATATAATAGTGCTACGCCTAATAACCCTTGTAATACCGCTTCGTATAACGTGATATTATCAAGCTCTAAGCTGCCCGGCGTGCCTATCAACAAGATCGCACCTATAACTTTAAAAACCGTTGTCATTCTAATTCTCCTGTAATCACTAGCATTTGGCTGGTGATTTTTCTTATTTCACCTCTTAGATACCGATTTTCTGATTGCAAGCGTTCGTTTTCTGCTTGTAACTGTTTATATCTGACAATGTTAAACTCCGTTGTCAGTCCCGCTAATTTCTCAACCTCATTCCGGTTGAATTTCACGCCGGGTATCGGTAACTGGTGTAACTTGCCGTCATTTCTGAGGTTATAGACTGCTGTTTCTGATATTGACAGTAACGCAGCAACCTCTTTAACTGTGTAAACTAATTTTTCCATAGAATTCGTTCATACATTCTCCTTTTTATAAAAAATAATCAACCGTTACACCGAAATAATCGGCAATTTTTTTTAGCGTATCTACGCTAGGTTTTGAACGACCTTTTTTGTAGTCAGTCATTGCCGCTGTAGAAATGCCCGTAGCTTTACTTAATGCATATGCAGTTATGCCATGCTTTTTTAAAAGCTTTTCGATTTTCTCATACATCTTGCTATATCACCTCGATTCTGATATATTAAAAATAACTAATATTTCTTAGCTAATTTTTACGTGATTTATAATCTCGTTTTCGTTAGCTATCTCGCAATTTCATAATATTATGTTTTTGCGAGAATGTCCAATTAAACGTTTATAAAATTTCTTAAAAGAGATTAAATCATGGGTAACAAAAACATATATAGCAAGATAGAAGCTCTATTGAATCAACATAATATTAGTGCGTACAGACTTTCTAAAGATACTGGAATTTCAACGGCATCGCTTACAGATTGGAAAAAGGGGCGCTCAAACCCTAAAGCAGATAAAATACAAATCATAGCGGATTATTTTAACGTTCCTATCTCGTATTTTTTAGATAGCACTGATCAAACAAAAGAGGTACCACCTATTAAAAGTGATACCTTAAATGTTGACTTCAAAAATGTGAAAGTGATGTTCTATGGGGATTATGAACTTACTGAGCAAGAGAAGAAAATGGTTGAAAATGTGATTAAAGGGGTTATTTCATCACGTAAAGATGAAAGGAATAGAAAATAATTTTATAGGGGTGTAGTATGAAACGAATGTATCCTATTGTGTTAGATATTATTAAAGAAAATCGGTCAAATGATCCGGATGTTATTGCTAAGAATTTACGCATTAGTGTTCACTATAGATCACTACCAAAGCATTTAAAAGGGTTATTAATAAAGACACCGTTTTCAAAAGATATTGTTATCAACTCAAAAATAGATATAAATCATAAAAAGGTTGCTTTAGCACATGAATTAGGTCATGTCATATTACATAAAGGCGGATATAACTTATTTGATATTGACCTATTAACTGATAGGGATAAAAAAGAAAAAGAATATCAAGCAAATAAATTCGCTTTTTTATTAGTCGCGCATACCTGTTTAAGAAATTCACCAAAAATGATTGATAGTATTCGTAATGAAAAAGAGTTGACTTTTAACGATACGATAGAATTGCTTAGAATATTTGAACGCACTGGGTGTTATATTTAATAATCAAAGGAGATGATTGTTAATGGCTTTCTTTAATTCTATGAACCGCTTAAAGTTTTCTATTTTATTTATAACTTATTTAGTTATTCAATATGTTCTTGGTTATATAGTTGTTCCGGCATTAGTCGATTACTACCACGACACAACAATCAATATGATTACTATATTTATTGGCTTTTCCCTTTATATATTAATTGTTTTTTGTGCATATAAGAGGTTAATAGATTGTAGAAAATCTAAATGGAATTTGATTTTTATATTAATTCCTAAGGTTCAATTTTTATGGTTTATTTATTTATGTTTTCCTAAATCTATTGTTAAGGTGGAGACATTATGCAATACAACATCAGTGTGAGAAAAAAAGATAGCGGATATCAAATCATTGTGTCCTATAAAGATGGCTACAAGTGGCGTCAAAAATCAAAACAAGGCTTCAAAACTAAACGTGAAGCCAAGGAATACGGCCACGTTATCGTTAAGGAATTAGACAAAACCGCACTACTCACCAAAGATACGGAATTAAAAGACTTAACATTCAAGGAATTTGCGGATATGTTTCTTGAAATAAAAAAAGGCCACGTTACACACAATACATTAAATATGTATCGTCATGCCGTGGATGCCTATAAATCAATTCACAATATGAAGTTATCCGATGTTAAACCAATACACATACAAAATGTGGTAAATAATATGGTTTCTTCACCCGCTACCATTACATCGTATTATAAAGTGGTTAGTCGTATATTTTATATAGCTATCAACCCATATAGAATAATTTCAGATAACCCATGTACTGGTGTTAGACTGCCGCGCGTGGAACGCAAAAATGCGATCCATACTATTTCTGATGAGGATTTAAATAAATTTGTAAAATATATGAGGGAAAAATACCCTCAAGTCTATTATTTTTTACAAATTGCTAGATATACCGGTATGCGATTAAGTGAAGTATATGGCCTAACATGGAATGATATAGACCTAAAAAATCGCAAAATTTCCGTCAATAAGCAGCTTCAATATGTCAAGGGTGTAATTACCTTTGAGAAAACTAAAACCGCCAATTCGGTACGAATTTTGCCAATTCCACCTATATTGGTAAATATACTCATGGAATACAAATCACATGAGTTAGAGTTTGAACATGACCTTGTATTAAACCCATATAAAAAGAATGGGGTTAAATGTCAAATCAATACATATATAAAACAATTCGGAGATAATCTATCAGCACATAGCCTTAGACATACCTATGCTACAAAGCTATTAGCGAATGGCTTAGATGTGAAAACAGTATCATCATTACTCGGCGATACACCGGCAATGGTGATGAAAACATACTTGCATTTTAGTAGCGAGATGAAAGCAGCGGCATCAAATGCAGTTGCTAATATTTTTGGTTAAAAAATTTGACGATTTTTGACGAATTGAATATTCAACTATTAAAAGATACAGTAATTAAGCACTTTTTTAAACTTACATTCTTAACAATCATAAAAGGGTATATCAGTTTAAAATATTTCATATTTCAAAATAACTTGTAATAATCAAAGTTTTTCATTATGGCCATTTAAAACAAATTACAGAATATATCATATTTCAAAATGTTTTTTTGACGATTTTTTGACGGCAATAAAAAAAGAGGGGTACCGCTATGGTACCCCTTTTACTATTAATCTAATTCAACAAGGCGTTTCAATTCGCCATTTACAAACCACATTTCACACCGCACGTTGTTTTTATCTGTCAATGTAGCCGTATATAATCCATCTTGTTTTGGGTTGATTTCTTCTGCGAATTCGTGAACTTTGCCTTCAAATGTAAATGTTTTCATATAGTTTACTCCTTTTTAATTAAAAAAAACGGTATGCCGTGAACCGCACGGCTCGGAGATATGGATCACCTACCATTTCGCAAATGTATATAAAGCGCTGGCCCCTTTGAAGTGCTTACCTTCAAAATGTGCTAGACTTTGAAAGTCGCCAGCTTGATAACCGATTGTTTCGTATACCTTCCCTGTGTCCATTACAGTAACACCACCCATAATACGATGTACTTTATTAAAGTTGATTTTATATACATCAACTTTTTGCTCATCTGTATTTTCTACAACTGCCGTTCTATCGCTTTTTTCTATAGCTTCCTTTGGAACGCTAGGCGATTTTTCTTTAATAGCGTTTTTCGTAACTACTGTCGCATCATGTAGCGTTGGCGCCTTAGTATAGTATGTTGCTACTGGTTGTGCCGTTTCCCTGTATGCAATAATTTCCTTTGCTACCTTTGGCGTTACATTTAAGGCTTCCCCTAATTTCTGTGGGTTCTTTACGATTTCTTGGTTCAAAAGTACAGGCTCTTGTAGTTTCTTAGTATGCATCACGTTATAGGCGAATAAACCAGCAACCACCACCAATAGCATAAGTAATGCCACGGTGATAACTGGTAAATACGCCTTTATGAATTGCTTGATAGTATCCATACAATACCCCCTAAATAGGCCAGTTCAATGCCAAATCCGCATCAAATTCCTTGCCTTCAATGTTTTCGGTAAATGTATATTGCCATAGATTGGCTCTGTCATAATCACATTGGATATTAAGTTGTGCGCACCAGATAGCGCAACCACCTAATTGACTAACGTCTAATACATTCACTAGCCAGTCATAACTAGCGTATAGGCCTGTATTTCCGTATCCAGCTTGCCACAACTTATTGATGAACACGCTACATATATTGGTTAATTGTTGGCCAGTTGGCATGCCACGATCCGCCTTGTAATCGTCCGCATCTTCCATATCGAACCATACACCCATAGGCAACTTATCAATAGTTAAGCCGGCATCGTTCAATGTATTAATTACGAATTCCGCTTCATCTGCCGCATGTTCTTCATTCATAGCGTAGGAATAATGATATACACCAATCGCCAAACCGGCATTAATTGCGCCGTTGATATTGTTATAGAATTCACTATCTAAATTACCTCTGCCATAACCGATGCGGATAATAGCGAAGTCAAAGCCATTAGCCTTGACCGCTCCCCAATCCACTACGCCGTTATTTTCGCTTACATCAATACCCCTCATGTTTCACCTCATAATTTAACCTTATTTTCAATTTTGGTTCTAATTAAATCTAAAAACTTCCCCATAGATACGTTGCCGCCGTCTCTTAGGTTTTCAAGAATAGATAAAAATTCGGACGAGCCTAGATATAGCCATACCAGCGATACGGCGAATTGTCTTTGACCGCTCATTTCATCAAATAAAATAGCGGCTATTGTAGCCGCTACATATGTCATTACCTTACCTATAAACCCTTTTCGCATATATTTAGATGCTATGAGTTGTTTTTCAAATGCTATTGGTATGGCCCGGTATTTTTCCCACGTGGCGATTTTCTCCGGATCATATCCGAATTCATCAACTAACATTTTGTAAGCGATGCTTGCCCACTTTGTGAGCAAGTCTACGAATACCAATAAAATAAACACGCCCAATATTTGAACGTGTTTTAAACCAATCACCCATATAGCCAACGCAGCAACGCTGCTCAATATTGTTTTTAAGATAAAGCTACTTGTAAGAGAATTCCAACTATCAATCAAGAAATCTAACACTATTTGCATTATTACTCCTTTATAATCCCTAAGCCATATACCCCTCTTGCTACATTGGCTTTTTGAATATTTAGTTTGTCTAACTTTTCCCTCTTTGTATCGCTAGACATGGTTTCGCTATCAATAATTTTCTTCGATGCTTTATTAATAGCCTTAAATGAATTTTGTGCATTTTTCAACTTATTGTATAACTTAGGGTCATAGCCTTCCGGTCTCTGCCCTGTAAGTTTTAGTTCATTATGTAGTTTTTCTTGTTCCTTAAAGTCGTCATAGACACGTTGTACGCTATCGCTACTTTGATATGGTTTAGCGAAGAAACGGCGTATTTCTGGTAACTCTGTTACGCCTTTTGTAGGGCGTTTTTCGTTTGCACCACTAATAGCATCCGTTATGTCTAACCCTAGTCGAGCAAGGTTGCCACCATACCCCATAATCGTATTATCTACCTTATATGGTGATACGTTAAATGTGTCGCCAATTTTACGAGCCACCATAGATGTATTAGATCCGTACTGTAGTTTATCCGGTAATTTCTCTTGGGATTGAGGGACAATGTTTCTTTGTCTGAATTTAGAATAATTGCTCCACCATTCCCAAATCGGAGACAAAGCCGTAGGCAATATATCCGGCAATAGTGTATCGATCGTTCTGTCGCCTAAACCTTTAAAACCGACTCCATTTCTGCCTGTTGATTTATCGTCAAAATACTGTAACATACGTTCAAATGTAGTGCCGTATAACAACCCTAATTCAAACGGCTTAGGTATTTTTATAAATTTATCACCAGCTGGAATATGGAAGAATGTATCCTTTTCCCATTGCGGTAACTCTTGATATGCGGTGTTATCTTTATTCAAATACCATAATGCGATTGTAGGTAACGTGATAAACAAAGTAGATTTAATTGTCATACCTTTCGGATCATCACGCCATGCACGCACTAATTTGTCGCCACCTTGGACAGTCGCATTAAAGAACGCTACAACTTTATTTGCAGTCTTAGTATGTGTACCGGTACGGCTGAAATCAATCGTAATATCACGGCTTGCAATAGATGCTTCGCCTAGTGATTTAGGGTTTAAATTGGTTTTTGTTAAACGGCTATATAACCCTGTATACCCTTTTCTAGCATTGCTAAATTCGCCTAAACGGGTAGCCACTTCCGTTGCTTCCTATATAGCGCGCAACACTTCTATAGGATTTCTTACAACTTTTGACAATGTGGACTTACGAGAAAATAATTCTCTTAAATGTCCGCTCAAATAGTCTCGATCAAGGCTTACCATAGCAGCATGAGCGCCACCACTTTTGACATAATCCCAATATAATTGGTCTTTCTTTAAGAAATGCGCTAACCCTTTAAATGTATCAACTACAGGTAAAAAACCATGTTTAGAGAATACACCGGCTGAAATGGTATCGCGCAAGGCGTTTGTGATAGCAAAGCCAGCAGTAACAGTAGAACCAGCACGTAACCAACTAGCCGGATACTGCAATATTTTTGTTATAAAATTGCTTGTATCCTTATTCATCATTTTCATTGCTTGCGCTAATTCTGGAGTTGTTTCATATACAACTTTTTTCCCTTTAACCCAAACAGAAAATGTATTGTCAGTAGATTTTGCTGGTCTATCACCTCTGACCTCTTCGACAATAGTTCCTATGCCCGGTTTCTTTGCTAACTTGGCAAATGTAACGCCCACGTGATTTCGTTCGATTGCATTGTAGAATTGGTATGTATTTTTTACGATACTTTCTAACGGATCAATAATATCACGTGTACTACCTTTGAACCGCTTAATAGGATTAGCTACATTAACAAACCCTTTTGAACTAGAAAAGAACCCATCCATACTCTCTGCCGAGAAATCACGGAAAAACGGAACGTAGTTAGGGTATTTATATCGCAATAAATGGTATGTTTCCGGTTTCAATATCCCATTATTCACGAGTTCAGCAAGTATATAATCTTGAAAACGGTGAATATCTTTAGCAGCACTTTTGAATGTAGGATTTTTTTCGTACTGACTAACGGCCGCTAAATCTTCTTTTAGTGTAAATGTAGCCATTTGGCCGTTACGGTGTAGGTCTAAATCATGTAGCGCCACAAGATAAGCACTAAAGTCTTTATGTTCTTTTTGAGGTATATCTTTAATAATATCCTCAAATGAACGAATGCCTTTTTCTGGTCTCCCTCGCTTAATAAATTCTTCTGCTTTGCCTACCCATCCACGAGACAACCACGCTTGCATAAATGGATTATCTTTAAACGCTACTTTTTCACCTGTGATATGTTCCACTTCCTCAACCATTTCACGCAACGGATTAAGTTCATCAATAGCTTTTGTATAGACATCACTCGCTACGCGTTTAATGGTATCTTTAATGTTGCCGTCTTTAGCATCCGTAATAATACGTTCTGCTTTAGAGGTACGCTCAAAAGAAATAGAACCTTTGATACGGTCAGCACTCGATTGGTTAAACCATTTATGAGTAACATTAGATAGTTTATCAACAGCCGCGTTAAGTTCCTTATCATTTTTAATGGTTTCTTTGAAATAATTATAAAAGGTAGGAAATAATTTTTTTGCTCTCGCTCTATCTCCAATATAATCATTAAAAAATTCGGCAAACCCTTCTTGTCGTATACCTTGTCTATTCAAATGATTATACGCATTACCAAACCGTTGTCGTACTTGGCCTAATAAATCTTTATCAATAGCGGCTTGTAACCCTATCGAACTATGTTCATCACTAAATCCATATAAATTATCAATGTGATGCCCTAATTCATGAGATAGTGTGCGGATATCACCCCAATTCCCAGACCGGATAACCTGAGTTTTTGTATTATACCAACCCATGGCACCTTTTTTGCCTAATCGTCCGGATTTCACTCTTTGGTCGAATAAATTATTAATAGTATCAATAATTTCTTTTCGTGACACATTGCGCCCAAGGTCTTTTACTTCACCGGCCCCTCTCCCCTCAGCCTGTTCTAATGGGTTCATACTGTATTGTAAATTGCTATCTACAACATTAGATTTTTTTACACCTTTACTTTCCAAATAGCGGTTTGCCATTGCTTCGTTACCGTCAAATGCTTTTACAACTGCATCGTGTACTTGCTCATGCGTTGCATGATCTAGTAATTGGCTAGGCTGCTTAGCATATTGACTCATGCCACCTTCTGCCGGTTCCGCTTGTAACATTTTAAGTTCTTGCGTATCGGTGATTAATTCGGCAGCACGATCACGGCGAACTGTTTCCATATATTCATGGTTCAAACTTTCAACCGGTACGTCTAGGATTTCAGATAATCTTGCCTTAACCGCATCAAGTTCCGTTTTAGGAATATCCGGCTTAGTTGCTTTGTTTAAATCTTTCAAGATTTCTGTATTAGAATGAACTTTATTTTCTAATTCGGTCAATCGTGTTTCAGATGCATCATTTTTAACAACGTCTTTTAACTCGTTGACGATTGTTTCACGTGCTTTTAGTGGTAATTCATCAATCGCATTTTTCAAACTTACGTTTGGTGCATCTTCTTCATAACGAAATCTACTATTTGCATCATTTTCAAGTGCTTTTTCTTCAAATTTAGGCTTTTCGCCTTCTACAAAGTCAGTATTTACGCGGTCTTTAGGCTGAAATTCGTTTATTTCGCCTGTACGAGCCGTTTCACTTTCGCCTTGATAGTTTATACCTAAATCATCGTTTTTAACCGATTTCTTTTCGGTATTTTCAACGAAACTGTTTAAATTTGTATGCGGTTCTTCTCCTTTTACTGCATCACGTTCTATGAACTCATCTCTAAATGGTTCTTCATGTGATACTCTGTTAGGATCTAAGCTACTATCTTTAAATGTATCACGTGGCCCATTTTCATAGCTACCATAATTGCCTTTAAATGTATCTTCCGCAATTTCCGCACGAACATTATCACGTGCAACTGCTGGGTCTGGTCTTTCGTAATATTCACGAATGATTTTTGCCATTTCCGCCGGTGTTGCATCTGGATGCGCACGCATTGCTTCAAGTGCGGCACTTTCGGTGTTATGCAATTCCCATACGCTGAAATCGACCTGTGTTCTCCAGTCCCACGGATCTAACCCACGATTTTCGGCAAATTTCAATAAACCGTTTTCGCCGTTCAATCTATCCCCAGTAAATTGAACCAAACCACGGGAGCCGTAGCCGTCGCCACTTGTAACTGTTGTACTAAAACTACTTTCAGCGCCAATATTACCAGTCATGCCGGCCGCTTCAACATCGCTCAATCCATTCATGCGATAACGGTTATACACGTCAGCTTGGATATTGCCTGTTTCGCCTTCCATTGCTTGTCCATTCAAACCGCCTTCGGAATATTCGCGAGGTTCTACTGCGTTTACCTCTTCCGGTACTGGAATATCATCAAAAGCATTATACATAACGCTTTCCTCGAATTTAGGTTCATTTTTGGTAAATCGTTCCCCAATATCCTCAAATGCATTCGTTGCCTTTTCTTTGATATGTTCACCAACACGCCACACACGTTCGCCGATTGCGCCAGATACTTTTTTAGGTGTTGCACCTTTTACCATCGCAGCCGGCAAAAATACATCATCCCACAAGTTAGTAGGATTCATAGCTATATTTTGTGCAAATTCACCGGGGTTGTCAATTAAGTGTTCTACTGGATTAGCAACAGGGTCTACTAAAACGTTTTTAGCCGTGGCTACATATTTATTCCCTAAAAGTCCGTCTGGTGCCGTTCCTTCGTTTTCTGCGGCTGCATTGGCGTTATACATCTCCGCCGTATCATTTGCAACCATAGGCGCAGCAAGGACGCCCGCAGCTATTCGCACCTGTGGTGGAACATACGGAGTAACTGCTAGATATCCAGCTGGTTTACCAACTGCGGCGTTATATGCATCCGCTCGCGCTTTATCTAACCCCGGTGAAGCATATTCATTAATAAACTCCCCATTATCATCAAATGCAGAAAAGTGGTCGCCATTAGCATCAATTGCATTAGCGGCGCTTCTTGCATATTCTTTGTTTAGATTATTGATTTTGTTTAATGCATCATCTTTCCATGCTGTTAAGGTATTTCCTACATTGTCATTGATTTCTTTTCCTGTCTTATCAATCCATTCAATATTATTTTTAACGCCATCCCAAAATGTAGGCTTGGGCGCGTTGCCTACATCATAACCATATTCGGTTGTAATATCTTCAAAGGCATTGTTATTCCCAACCGCCTTGCCATATTGGCTTGTAATATCATCAAACGCACCCATAATTTACCTCTTTATGTTTAATAAGACTTTAACCACGATTTATAATTACCATAACCAGCCGCATCAAGTTCCGCTGCTATCTGATCATCACTCCAGCCTTGCGCTGATAATTCGTTCATCCGCTTGGATACTGCCGCTTGTTCCTCGGCTGAATACGTAGGTTGCCGTTTTACTGTAGGCGTTCCACCGCCAGCCGTTGGCGTACCGTTTAATGCACCTTGTAATTTACCATAATAAGGACTTTCGCTTTCGTCCTTATCTGGATTAGCCTTAACCCATGCAGTATGCTGCGCTGATAGTGTGCGCAATACTTGTGCATTATATCCGCTAGTTCCGGACTGTGTAGCCGTTGGCGGTTTAACATGAGTACCTACATACTTCATGCTACCGTCTGTACCAACAATATACGTTTTACCGTCCGGCATAACTTTGATGTTTTTTGCCCCAAAGTTACCGATATTTTTCATTTGACCGTCTGGTGTCATTACGATAACTTGGCCGTTCGCAAATTGTTTTGTTTCAACTTTGCCATAACCGCCCATATCTTGAATAGTACCGTCGCCCATGTTGTAGCGTACAATATGGCCGTTTTGCGCACTACTAAATTTGTAATCAGGCTTATCAAGCGCCGCAATAGAATTCAAGTTATTCATATCAATAGTACCAGCGCCAACTTTACCGGCTAGATAGTTATATCTTGCAACGGCTGGCGCTAACCCTTTAACACGTTTCGTGTTATAGGTATCTACAACCGGGTTCCCGTCCTTGTCTTTAACGAATACAAGGTTGTTCATGATTTGCTGGCGCATTGGTTCAAGCACTTTTTCTTGATATTCGTTGACTTGTTGCATATACATGTTATTCACGTCGGTTTGATATTGTTCGTTGGCTAAACCTTGCGCCGTCTTGAAATCAAAACCAGCTTTGACAAGGGCGAGTGTATTCGCCCCTAGTCGTTTGCGTGCTTCACTGGTTATAGTTGCTTTATCTGGTATAGAGTATTGGCCCGGCGCTTTATCCTCGTTGGTACTACCATTTTCTACCAATTTGGGCGCCCCACGAAAAGGGTTATTTGCCCTTTGTTGCATCATTTCTTGATACGTTTGCGGTACACCATTACCAATACCGGTATTATTTAGGTTTTCAAAGTTCCATAACCCTGTATTTTGTTGTGGTGGTTGAACTGGTGCGGCCGGTGCATCTGTGTTAGCTTGCATCGGTTGTGCCGGTGCTACCGGATTTTGACCGCCCCATAATCCTTGATTATTCGCCACCGCTTGCGCACCGAAGGAATTATTACGCATTGCATTATTAATAAATTGTCCAGCGTTAAATTGTCCTTGTGTCGGCATTTGGCTTGCCATTTGTTGCGTTGGTGTCGCCTGTTCACCGCCGTTTAGCATATTTTGATAGCCATGCGCCAAACGATTATTTTGGATTTGACCTAAGCGGTAGCCACCGTATTGACCGGCTAACTCGCCGATGCTTTCCCACGGGTTATAATCCTGTAAATAAATAACGCCCATTGTGTTATTCCTCTACTTTCTCCGATTTCTTACCTTTAGTTTTCTTTGTTGCTTTTTCATCTGTTACTTCGTTAGTATCTTCCGAATTTTCATCTGTTGGATCATTTGTTTCATCTGTTCCTTCACCAGTTTCTTTATCGTCTTTCTTGCCGGTGTTTTCAGTTAGTTTCTTTGCATCTGCAATCGCTTTCAATTCCTCTTCATTGATGCCTTCCGCCATAATGCCGTTAGCATAGAAGAGATTATCACCAGTACATTGCAATTCATATACATGTTCAGTATTGCCAGTTGCTTCGCTAATCGTTACAGGTTCATAACCATTAACAGTCATTACTACTGTTTCGCCAACAACTAATTCACTGGCTAATTTTAATCCTTCCGGAGTTAAGAATTTTTCTGTGTCTGTGGTTGTAACGCCAAAGGATGCGGTTTCAAGGCGATGTGTTTCTTTTTCGCCCATATCGTGTAATTCAATTACATCATTGACCGCACCCAAAGTAATAACGGTATCACCATTTACAAACGCTTCAATAACCTTGCCACCTTCTGGCGTTGCAATTTCAGTACCCGCTACAAAACAAAAACCTTTCATAAGACCTCCTAAAAATCCACCGTTACCTTGCTTAACCATTGTTTGTGCTGGTTGTGCTAGGCCGTAACGTAATGTCATATATCTGTTTAATAAATCTTCTTGATCCGCATTATTTAACCGACTCATAGAATAGTAATCCTTAGCCGGTTGAGTAGATGCACTTTGTGTTGTTGCGCCGGTATTAATAGGGTTTTGCGCTAACCCCTCACGTTGACCGATAAGGCCCGCCGAAGTACCGGCATTATTCATTTGATTTGTGTATCCTTGATTTAACAAGTTCGCTTGATTTACGATGCCGTTTTGTTGGTTATTATAGGTGTTACCCCAAAGGCCCATTTTTGCACCGATACCACTCAAACTATTGTTAAATGCTTGCGAATTAAGTGCTGCCGCTTGGTTCAAATCATTTGCATATTGTGCAGCAAGTGTATTTGATGCGTTCTTGCTAATATCATTCAATGCATTATCTGTGATTGAAGAATTAACAATGCCGCGACTCGCTAGGCCAGAAACCGCATTACCTACAGTTGCCTGTAAATCATTGTTTAACGCTTGTCGTCTAGCATCTGCATAAGCCGTAGGAAGTTGGCCGTTGGTAATACTATCCATTGCGTTTTGATTTTTCAATAATGCGCCGTTGTATTCATTCGCTAGTTGCCCCGCTCCATTGTTCATAGCATCAACGCTGGCCCCTAACTGATTGGCATAACGTGTGGTATCCGTTAAGTTCTTGGCGCCGGCCGTTGCCACTTGATTTTGCAATGCTGCTAGTGCATTTTGGTTATCTTTATTAGTCCCCAAATATGCATTGTACATTTGCTGATATTGCGGACTAACTACATTATTTAAGGCTCTATCGCCCATACCTTGCAAGGTGTTGGCACTTTGATTGGTTCTATTTATCCAATCCATTTGCCCTTGTAAGAGTTGCTTTTCTTCGGGGCCGGCTGGTGGTAGATTAGCGCCTATGCTTTGCACCTTTGATTTTTTGCCGCCCCCAAATAATTGCAAGTCAAATGTAAACATGCTTTTCCTTTCTACAAAGTCGCTTCAAGGTGTTTTCGCACCGTTTTCAACACTTTGTAATTAAACCCATTATAGGTATAGTCCATAGTTGGAACACGTTCCATGTTCCACTTTTTAATGAAACCGCGCACGCTTCGATGCGTTGCCGTTACAATTACATCAAGATCATTCAACTTCATTACTTCAACAATATACTTTCCTATTACTTTCATATCGCCGTATGTTTGCCAGATAGTGAAATATCGTTCACCCTCATGTTCGTTGATAGTCCAGAATAGAAAACCCGCATTAGGGAACCATTTGAAATAGTAGTTATATTTATCTTTGTAATTGTTGTTTTCATCGAAATAAAAACCTTCAAGGCTGATACGTTCGCCCGTGCGCCGTTCATAGTCTTTTATCATATGTTCTAAGCTATCAAGCTGCATTATTATTCCCCTATTCGTTCAATTATTACTTTATTCCAGTTATTACCGGCTACGACGTAGTTATCAAATAAACCACTTACTGAACATTTTAAACTCTTGTTATAAGTAGACCCCGGAAAACTGATTGATACGGTTCTATTCCCGCTATCATTAACATTGATATTCCAGCTTCTTTTATTGCTACCGTCAAGCGTTATACTATACTGACCTTTAGGGAAAAACAAAGTTGTACTATATGCGCTTGTATCACTTGCACGGCGTTCCCAATAGTACCGCGTAAATTCTGCCGCATCATACTGGATAGAATACGTCCGCCCGTTTATTTCGATTTTTAACGGTGTTGCATCGGTTCCATATCGTGCGTAGTAATCAACGCCGTTATATGTTACTGGTACCGATTTACCATTTGTTACGGATTTATTTGTGTTAAGTCCGAAACGGTATGTTTGGCCGTTCTTTTCTAGTACTAGATTAGGCATTATTCTACCCTCAATTTAGCGCCATTTGGGAATAAGAGGTTATTATTCTCATCAAATGTTGCTATCCTTTGCCATGCTCCCATAGTATTACTGTTGGTATCAAAGCGAATGTATGCGCTGTTACTATTTACAAAATATAATTGCGCACCTAGTACTCGTTGGTCGCCGTCAAATGTCCACGGAAAAGCAACCCCCATGCCCCAACGTTGTTTACCCCATACTGTATAGCCGTTTACCTCACCAACTAACATGCCGGAGTACCCAACACGGGTGTTAGACATTTTATTAAAATCAAGCGGATCATTTGTAATACCCGGAACTTTTAAAGTTCCTGTCATGGTATCACCTGTTTTTTTAACGCATGCTTCTGCATTTTTTGCCGTATCTGCACTTGCTGCATGTTTAGCTTCATCTGCATTAGTTGCGTGTTTGGCTTCGTTTACAGTGTCCGTTTTCTTGTAATAGACTTTTTCTAAATCTTTTATTGTTTCGGATATTGCTTTTAATGTAGTTGTTGGGTTAGCGGTGAATGTTTCATCACCAGCTATTTTTTTGATTACATCAGCGAATGCATTAAGTATTTCTGTTAATGCATAGTCCTTACCGTCAACCATACGTTTACCAATTACGGCATCTGTAGCAGTATTGATAGTTGGATCATAATACTTAATAGACTTTACACGTGTAGCATCTGTTACGGCGATTGCTACCACTACGCGTAGAATGTTTTTCCAGTATGTGCCGGTGTATACATTCATTTTTTCGCTTGTAGTATTGTAGTACATCTTATCTGTAGCCGCTTCCGGTGCGTTTGGTTGGCGTAATGGTTCAAGTGTTGTGCTACCATAACTTAGGCCCCCAGATGCGGAGCGTTCAACGTACAAATACGATGTACTATTAGCCGGTAGGTTCCATGCACTTTGCTTACGTGTTACTGTTTGCACATAATCAACCGCGCCATAATCGTTGAACCCGTCAGCGAATGACAAAAGAACTGGTGTTTGACTGCCGTCAATCATTACGCTTAAATTATCACCGGTTAAAAAGGCAAATTCACCATTGCTAACCTTGCCACTTAACACGCGATTACGTAGGCCGCCACCGCCGCCACCAGTACCGCCACCGGCTTTTAAGTCCATTTCTTTTGCAATATTTAATAATTCATTCCGGTTTTTCTCTATACTTTCCGGTACTGTATCGCCCTGTGGTGTAATATCCAAAGGGTATTTTTCTTTATATGCCATTATTAAACCTCTTCATACGTATAATCTAACTGGCGTAATGAAATAGCGCCCTTTTGAACATTGATTTTGAATTGTACGTTACGGTTAGCACCGCCACCAATTTTATAAGCCTTCGTGTACTCGTTGACGTTCATCAACGCTTTATAATCATAGGTCTTAAAGTTCGCATAGTAGGTTTTAACCGCCTTGCTTGCGAACTCAATTGGCTTAGGCTTTTTGTTTGAGATGCCAATAGTACCGTATCCGGGTATTAGGTTATGCGTTACAAAATTGTAGTTCATAATTAATATGAATTGTCTTGTTGCCAACCTATTGCCGCTTACGATTGACGTCTGAATTTGTACGCTATCATCTGTATCTATGGTTTCGTCAAGAATACCGATTTTATTGCCATAGGCTATATATACATCTTTATCTACATTCACCGCATCATTAATGTTGTATGTGAATTTACGCGATGTGAACACGCCGCGCCCGTCCTCATATCTAGGTAAATAATGATAGATGAATACTGTATCACCGTTATATGGTCGTATCCAAAGTTGCTTACGACTAGGTATATGCCACGCTTCACAATCCTTTGTAATGTATTTCAACAGATACGAATTGATGTTCAATCCAGTTTCAAACGGTTGTATTTCTGCATAGGTATTAGTAGGCATAAAAGACATAAACCCTTGATTGCCTAAATAATAGCTACGATCATCAATGCTTATCGTTGCACCGCTACAATAACCAGTAGAAGAAAGCGGGTATACCGTTAAATTTCGTGCATCTGGCGTACCAATGACTTGATACACGCGCCCGTATTCCTTATATACGATAATTGCACGTGATAAGAAATCAACGGCAATAATGCTGCCTTGGTCTTTATACCCAACATCTACATATTGCGCACTAGATGCATCATTTGAGTTGTGAGTCCATGCGTTATAGTCGCCTACGGCCGACCAGTTTAAACGATGTGAATGAGTAGATGCAACAAGTACACGCCCGGAATGACTCGATACTATATCGCACACTGGACTTTCTAGCGCTGCCAACTTACCAGCACCGGAGATAACTTGCAGCTTATCGCCGCTTGCTATTAGAATGTCGCCACCAAATGCGTGATACTTCGGCTTATTTGTACCGTTTAGCACCCCCAACAATTTATTTGTATTGAAATCAGTTTCATATAAATTGCGGCCACTAGAAAAGTACCACTTATTGCGGTAGACATCATAATACAACGTTTCTACTGGTAGTCCGAAATCATACAATACACGAACTCCCGGAACAGTACGGAGTGCATTGTCCGTTCTATCAAATTCGCATTGTCTAGCCTGTGTCAAGGCTTGAACGTCTATATTCTCCGGTGGGTTACTCCAATCAAGGCCCAATCGGAAGCCGTTTGTTATTGCTACCTGTTTTACGCCCATTATGTGATACCCCGTGCCGTTTTAATTTGCTCTGTGATGTAATCGATAAAAGTCTTATCATAAGCAGCATAATCAGTCATAAGTGATTTTTTCTTCACCATGAAAGATACTAATTGCACTAGATAACTATGAAAGAATTCGGAGAACGGAATAGTATCGTCCATTTCGTCAACGTGATTTTTGCGCACGCTATAAAACACTTGATTAACCGTTTCACCGTCATAGGTTTCGAATGTTCCGTTTATGATGCGGATAGGATAGCCAGTTTTAGGAACGAACCCCATAAAATCGGAAGGAACCGCCCTTTTATCCTGTATATCCATATTCTTAACTACTTCACGGTCTTTAATACTAACTAGGATAGTTGTTAGCCAGTCAATCGCTGCGTTAATGTACTGAATATATTCTAGTTGTTCGTCAAGGATTTCGTTTGACTCTACATTAACGAGAGTAATCAATTCGCTTACTACCATAATTCCAGTATCCTTCCGCAATTACACTATCATTGTTACCTAACCCATTATTAATTGATTGCAACGCACTAACCATATTTGCTGAAATTCCAGAAATATCAAGGTTCATAACCCTATATACGATATAGTCAACTAATAACGTTTCAAGTTCTGCCGGCAGTCCGCTATCATCTTCTAGCATCTTATATCCCGCAGTCTTTATATAATCAACGGTGATTTTCTGCTCTTTGTCCGCATCAAATACTACCGTTTGTAAATTCAATACTTGATACCCTTGTACTTCCGTATCATCTGCCTTGACATTCAATATACTGATACATTGAAAAGGCAATGTGATACGTCCACGTCCAGTACCTTCAAATGTGCCTGTTGCAAGGCTCGGGCAATATTGACCGATTAGGGCATTTAATAAGTGATTGCCTTCGTTGTAATACTCCAATATGTAATACGGAGTATATTGCTCTTGCGAGGTATCGCCTATTTGCATGAACGCCCTATTGATGAGTTGTTTTACGTTCATATTCACCCCATATAAGAATAAAGGCGGGTGTTGCCCCGCCTATCATACTTACGCTTCTACTACGCCACCAGTCATAACATTGATTACGCCGTAATCTTTGCTATTGAACTTGGATTTTTCGATTGCACCATAGAAAGCAATGCCGTTACCTTCTACGTTGCCGTAGTCGTCCACTTGTTTGATATGTTTCGCCGGACGAGATACCGCAAAGCATGCCGCTTGTTTACCTAAAAGCAAGTTATGGCATACGTTAGCACTAGATGCGCCTGTTTTATCGTTCAACACACGTTCGTATTCGTACAAAATAACGCCGTCATATTCGCCTAATGCACCTGTGAAAATAGGGTTTTTAGAACCACGAACGTTAGCGTTTTGTTGTGCTGCAAGCCACTTAGCATCATCTTTCAAATCACGTGCCGCCCAAGGAGAAACCAACATAATGAATTTGTCCATGCCGTCAACTTTAATAGGTTGTACTTTAGGGCCGTGCATTTGTGCTTTACGTTTTGCACGAGAAATTAATGTAGTAGTCAACTTATCGTTGGCGGTGATAGATGCTTGCGTACCAGCGGAAGATGCATACAATGTTTCACCAGATGTAGGAGATGCGGAAAGTTTAGCGATTAACTTGTTATCTTGCCAATCAGCTAACCATTGTTTTAACGCACCTTTGATTTCTTTCAACATGTCGTATTGTGTTTTTTGATCATCCGCTTCAAAGCGAGAAACCGCATTACGTACTAATTGTGTTTGTACTGTGAAGTCATAAATGTTTAATGTTTCTTCGTTACCAGTCAATGTCGCACGGTTACCTTCAACACCAGCACCGCTTAAATTCATCATCAAACCGAATGTTACTGCATCGCCTTTAACGCCTTCTAAATCTTTGTTTTTATGTACTACATTGGATCCGTCAAGTGCGGTGAATTTATCGAAGAAAGATTCTTTTAAGCCTTCATGCCACACTTTTTTAGTCCAAATCTTAGGGACTAACGCCGCTGGAATAGTTACTTGATTTCTTTGTTCTGCCATATTTTACCTCTTATAATTCGTCAAAATATTTGCGTACATCGTCCGGCAATGCATCAAGATTGCCTGTGTCATACGCTTTTAAAATATCTTCTTCCGTTACCTTGTTAGGTGTAGGAACGCCACCATTGAGTGCGCCAGCCTTAGGCAATGTCGCCGCTACTTCTAGTGGGTTGTTTGGTACTTCGGTACTTGTCGCCCGTTCATTTTGCAATTCATCAACAAATTTTCTAATGGTTTCAAAATCGGCTTCTGTACCTTCGCCCTGATCAACACGATAAAATGCATCATTAATCGGTTGTGCATCACGCATCATCATTCCGTTTAACTTGTCTAAACCGCGTTGATACAACTCGTTAAAGTTTGGTAGCGATTTAATTTCATTCACAAAATTTACGTTTTTTTGCCGTTGTTGATGTACTGCAATTTGCTGATTGGTGATTGCGTATTCTGCATTAGCTTCAAAACGAATAAATTCGTTGTACTTTTCAGCATCTTCATACATCAAACCTTCTAAATCTTCCGCCGTCATATTGAAACGTTTTAATGCTTCACGGCGTACGAAGTCGCGAATATTTGATACTTCTTCTTGCGGTAACTCAATTGGTTTTTGTTGCGCTTCGAATTGTCTAGCACGTTCTTCCGCTGCTTTACGTCTTGCGCGTTCCTGTGCAAGTGCCGCTTTTAAGTTCTGATCGTTCGCATGCGTTTCTTCTTCCGTTTCACCTTCGTTAGTATTCGGCGTTTCTGTTTCTACTTCCGCATCATTCGCATCACTTTCAGCCGCATCATTTGTAGAGGGTTCATCTGTTGCAGTTTCCTGTGTACCCGTTTCTTCGGTTGTTTCTTCCAGTTCTACGCCCGCGTTTTCTAAATCTTCTGGAGTGAAACCAGCTTCTTCAATGTTTACTAAATCTTTTTCCATATCAAATACTCCTTTGCCTTTTTACGTCATTGCTGGACGAATATAAAATATGGCAGTTTAACGCCGTTACCGGGCGAATGTATAAGTGCAAGTAGTTTAACGCCATTGCTTAGGGCGAAATATAAAAAACGCCCCATATAGGAGCGTTTTGTTATTGTGTTGATAGTTTATATTACATACCGCCTAAATCGTTCGTAGGCGGGAAATTTGGCGGTGCATTTGGAATGTTTGGTTGTTTACCTTTCAAGGCTAACCGTTCCGCCATAATTTGTTGTGGTGAAATCTGTACGCCTAATGTTTGTAGGTACATACTCAATGCTTCCGCTGGCATGTCATCAAGCGAACCGCTTACACGCAATTCTGGTAACGCTGGTTTTTCTGCCGCTTCTTGCATGCGTTTCTTAACCGTTTCTTTTTCTGGGAAATCCATGAAATCAAGGATAATATCCATAGGAATATCAACGCCGGATTTCTTAGCTTCCAATAATTGATAAAGGTTAGCACGTCTTGCCGTTGCGCTTGCTTGGCTGGTGCTGATTACAATATCAAAATCAAAGGCAGATAGATCATACAGTACTTGCTTAATAGGATTACCTTCCGCATCGCGTTGCGGTTGCCCAAATGCATCTGTTAAAACTTGTTCTTGCATAGGTTGATTTAAACCCGGTGCAATCTGTACAAATTCCTTTTGCCCGTCGTCGCCCATAATACGCATCGCTTTGGCTTCGTTGTAGAATTGTGGAATTAAACCCGGTGCGTTTTTCTCACCCCATAATAGCTTTACAATTTGGCGTTCTGCTTCTTTTGATTGCTCAAAGATGCCAGCCGTTTGAACTGTTGTAACAGATTGCCGCAAGTCGATTGCCTTGCCGCTCATACTGCCAACGCTACCGGATAAGCTTTCCGGAGTGATACCGCTGATAGAATAGAAATCATTGCTTGATTGTTGTTCAAGGGCCATATTGATATTGCTATCCATTGCCGGCGTGCCGTCAACGAATGATACGCCCGGCGGTAACCAGATATTCGCACCCGGTTTAGTGCTATTATTTTTAATATCGCGCTTAGTCTGTTCGGTTAGTTGACCTTGCCAGAATTTAACGCCTAAAGATTGCTGATTAACTACATGCATGCGTTGGCTTCGGTTTTTGTTTAATTCCCTTTGTGCATCTTTAATGTCGCGCACTACGCCAGCTGGTTCCAGTTCGTCGTCTACCAATTCGCCGGTATAGTAACAATATTCACGCACTAACGGGAATTTACCATGCTTATAAGGACTTTCGCCCTCTTCTAATAGAACACTATCGGCGAACGTTGCGTATCTGATTTTGGTATCTGGTATGCTTGTAGGCTTCTTCCCTGTAGCCATTAATACAACAAATAACGGGTTAGCTTCATCAATTAAACCCTCTTTTGTCATGTATACGTTCTTTTTGCCGTATTCCTTATACCAGTACTGCACTACACGAATTTTATTGTAGTTAGTGTTAAACCATAACGCTTCGCCGTCTACTGTTTCAACTATGCCGGCTTCCTGTTCAGTTTCATCGTATCGGCTTTTTAATGCGTTGATTTCGTCAACCTTTTCCGGGTAGATTTGCTTTAACTTAGCAGCACTTTCCCAGCTATACCGGCCGACGTATTGCGCATCGCTTAAATCATCTTTCTTACATTCCGGATCTATGAAAGCATCAAACGGAGAAACACGTTCAATTTGAATAGTGCCGTCTAACTTCGTATAGTCGAATTCATACGATACCCAGTAATTGGCTAAACCGCAAATAATCTTATCGCGGAAACATTTGCCCTTATTGCGTTGATAATTCGCACGGTCTAAACAGTATTTTGTAATACCTTTCGCAACACGGCTTATTCTATCATCTTCTTCGCTACGCGGTAAAAAGTCCGGTTCTGTTTCGTTCTGCGATGCATAACCGCATAATAGATTAATAACCGGTCTAATTCTATTAATCGTAATTGCTGGCCGTCCGGCTTCGCTCATTTTCTTCAAGTCGGCTTCTTGCCATTGCTTGCCTTGCATAAATGCAAAATCTTCGGCAGCAGCCTTGCGCCATTCTGACGTGGCGGCCAACGCACTTTTTACGTTTTGTTTTGCTTCGTATATATCAAAGGTTGTTTGTTCTATATTCATTACTCCACCATTTCAGAACCGTAAATCATATCGTACATCTGTTCTAACTGCCATTGCGGCATTGCTTTTGCGAATTCCGCTAGTTCTGCATCTGTATATTTCGCCGGAATAATAACGCCCTTTTCTTCGCGTTCGCCGTATTCCGATTTTAGAACCTTAAAGGCGTAATCACGCAACGCCCTTTCACTCATACGCCCCATGCGCTTATATCTCCTTCGCTATCATCAACATATTTATAACCGTCATTAAATGGTTTTTCTGGTTTAACTGATTTAACCGGCCGCGCCATACACATATAACGCACCGCATCATACGCATGATCTTCTTGTTTTGTATCCACATCTTCGACCTTGATTTTATCGTATGTTAAAGCTGGCAATGTACGTATTAGATGTACGCAATTACTAAATATCTTCAACTTACCTTCTTTTAATCGTTGATGTACTTGCATAAGTCCGGCCAATCTATCATTATCAGCACGCACCCAGTACACGCCCTCGGTTGCAAATATTTCCGCAATCGTTGGCCCGTCATGGCCTGTTCGTTGCCATATAGCGGGGTCTGCTACACCTTGATAGTCTTTTAAGTGTTCTATCTTTTGTGCTACTTCCCTTGCCGTTTCCTGTGTACCAGTATCCGGCATGCCCGGCTTACAACCGTAAAATTCGCTAGTAATATATAAAACGTCGTCATAATCAACGGCAGCGGAATATACTGCATATGGTTTCGTATAGCCCCAGTCCATTGACCGGTATCGTTGCCAATGATGCGGTATTTCAAACGGTTCTATTACGTGCTTATCTGTACGGAATTCTGTAAATACTTGACCCTCGAATATATTCCAGTCGCCGTCTAAATACGCTTTACGTAGTTTTTCCGGCAACGTGTTAAGTGCATCTATATAACTTTGTGATAGATGCGGGTTATCGCTTGCCCTTGCTTGGATATATGCAATCTTATCGGCGAACGGTTGCATTTCTTTTGTGAAATTTCTATCAATAAATAGGTCTTTTACCCACATATGGCCTTTACCGCCCGGATTTGTTGCAGCTATTAACTTTGTATCCGTGATACCAGTCCAGCGTAACCGCATGCGCAAAAAGTCGAATACATCGCGACTGTTCAAGGTTAATTCATCAATAGCAATAGCAGCGAATTCGCTTGAAAGGTATTTGCTTGGCTTATCCAAATTTCTAAAACAGATAACGCCGCCGCCCAATTCATCATTCAATGTGAATTCGTGGTTACTTTCCTTATAGGTTCCTAACCATTCCGGAAACTCCATTTTGATTTTAGAGATTTGACGATCATCAAGGCTTGGGTAATCTTCACAAAACAACCCAACACGTATGCCTTTAATTCCTGTTTTAATAAACCAGTCGATTAAAAGCCAAATTAAACCCCAGCGGAGTATATATGATTTACCACCACCAGCAGCGCCGCCATATAGTGTATATATGTTTTGCTTAACTGCCCTTAAAAATTCTTTTTGTTTTGGTGTTGGCCGTATCACATCGCGAAACAGATTTGTCTTACTCATCTGTATCACTCAATTCATTATTATCAATAACTAACTTAACGGCGCTTTCTGTTGTGATTTCCTGTTGTATCTTATCACGCCATTCTTTAGACTTGCGATTTTTAAGCCAGAATATAATTGCCGTAGTGTTTCCCTTTAACGCTTCCTTATATAGTGCATTTTCAACTTGCAAATCTGCTTCATCTTTTCCTATTTTTAGGGCGTTCGATATTTTCGGTGATTTCTTGCGCCATTCCCATAAGGTAGAAACAACAATACCCATATTGCTGGCTATCTGTTCATTTGTTAAACCGTTACGCGCCCAACCTTGTAACAGTAAAATCTTTTCTTCTGCTTCCCAATCTTTATATGTAGTCTTTGCCATTGTTTCACCTCCCTTATTTTAGAATGTTATTGTCTTTTGCTTTCATACGCCTATGAGATCGCTGACATATTCCAGCCGTTTGCTTCGATGCGTGTTGGCTAGTGCAATATGTTTGGCATCGTCCGTTATATTCGATTGTTTCAGCCGTGCATATGCCATGCTTATCATTGTTTAAGCAATGCTTTCTATCGCAATGAATTTGCGTCATATTGCTTTCCTTTCCAATAATCACATTACACATTTCGTGTAATTTTAAAAATACGGTTGACGCGTCGCGGTAACCGTGTTATACTCTAATCAAGGTAAGGGAAACGAACCCCAATAGTTAATCACAAGGAGAAATAAAAATGTACACATTAAAAGACTTGAACTCAAATCAAACTTGGAACTTCGATAACCAATCACAAGCATCTGAATTTATTTCAACTATGTCATTCGGTTTTGAATGGCAATTACTAGACAATAACAATCAAGTTATTGCAACTCACATTTATGAATAAGGAGATTAAATAATGCCCACTTCAAACAACAAAATAAAAGAGGCCCGTTTAAAAGCGGGTCTCACTCAAAAGGCTGCTGCTGAATATTTAGAAATGCCGCTCCGTACCTTCCAAGATTGGGAATACGGTTCTAACGCCCCTAAATATGTAATCAATATGGCGGTTAAAATGTTAAATGCAATTCAAAAGAATAAATAGGAGAATAAAACAATGCAAATGACAATTCAAGAAATCAAGAACGCGATCAAATACAACGAACTTAATAACATTGAAACACTTCAAGCTACCTATACAGGTATCAAACACAATAATGACGGCATAATTCAAACACTAGGTTATGACGATTTAAGTAACATTGTTATGATGCTTCGTTATATAGCTGAAAAGTGCGAACTGCTCCGCCAGCGTACCAACTCTATATATGATGCATTCGCCGCTTTTAATCTGCGCGAAACAATATTCGATACTATAGATGAGTATCAACAAGAAATGAATAATCAAATACGTCAAATAGTAGCCGCTAGATAATAGCGGCTTTTTAATTACTCAAAACCAAACACGCCAGCAATTAAAAGTTTCCTACGTTCTACATCTTGTGCAAAACGCATGCAGCATGTTCAGTTTTCAATAATCAAATGTTACTTTTATACAAGAAATGGGATATATCACCGTGGATATACCCCATTTTATTTTAGTCTTATTCATTTTTATTGTATGTTCTAAACAAATACCGGCAATCTATGAATCGTACAAGCAGTTATGATATTAGGACGTACATATTTAACAAGGATCGTATGGCATGTGTTCGTGAAAGGAATTTAACGCCGGTATCTGTTTACAACACACAAGGGGAACATTTATGCTCCCCATGGTGCCGTATGTTTAATAAGAGAATTTAGTCAATGTCGTTCAAAGCTACATATGACACTATAATTATACTATATTATGCTTTTCCGCATGTTTCCGATATAGTCCGATATATTCCGACTTTTACCGTTTTTGCGGTATGCATGCTTGGGTAATATGTATGGTGCAAATAATACCCAACCTTGATGAGTCCAGCTGTCTTTAATTCGCTTGCTTGCGACTTTTCTAAATCTGTAAAGTATCTAGCATGCTTAGCGCTTTTGCCGTCAACATATTCACGCATCAATAGTATATTTTCTTTTCCTTTTGTGCATGTGTTAATAATATCTGCTGCGGTTTCCCGCTCGTCAATCAATGCCCCTATTTCCTTTTGTGCTGCATCGCGCTTACTTTCAAGTCGTACTATTTGACGGTCTAACCCGCCCGGCGTTCCGCCACCGCTTAAACGTTCCTTACTATAATCAATTGCCCCGATTGTTGTTATATCGGATTGCAAATGCTTTAGATCTTCTTTCAATGATTTAATTTTCATTGTAATTAATTTAATCGGTTCAAGATATTCCTTCGCTAATTCTCTGTACTCTTTATCCGTCATAAATTCCCCTTTATCGCATGTTCTTAACTGTTTCCCCTAACATGTTTAAATAATCCTGTAAATTGGTTTTGATAGCATCATTCACGATTTGGATATTGTCAGTTGTTACATAGCTAGCAATTAGCATTTTATACATAGCATCTTTGGTAGGTACTAACACCGCTATTAATCCGCTACCAATAAAAACCACAAATAATAATATTACCTTTGATTTATTAGCTTGTATTTTTTCCCTAGCTTCATCTTCAACAAAATATAAAAACACCAGAAAACATACAAGCATTGCCAATACAAAAAATACAATTTGATTTAAAGCATCTATATTATGTAGTACCTCAATCAAGTACAAATACATCGGATCAATAATAGGCATTACACATTTCCCCTTTCTAACCGCATAATGTGGAAGCAAATAATACAAGTAAACTTATTGTTATTACCCCTGTTGCAAATTCCCCGAAATCTTCCTTTGTGTAACTACAACAAACTAGCAATATTTGTAATACAACCACCAGCGAAAACAGAAAACTTTGATAATTTGACATGCTCACCTCTTATAAAGGGGCGTTTATCTTGCCCCTTATCCACTACATCGTAAATACTGATATTAATTTAATTAATGCTATCACTAGCGAAAAAACCAATGCAGCATCAAATAACAATTTAATCATGGTTATTTACCTGTGCTGCCAATACCACCGGCACCGCGC